CTTTGAATATAGTTACAGTTGTAAGAAATTCATATAAAATTATGAACTCTCTTGTTAATAGAGTATTCATAGGAACAAATCTTTCATCTATAATATCGGCCTTAGCTAGTGATGTTGGAGCAACATTACAGTATGATTCTAACGGAAGAAATAATGCATCAATTGATCAAGTTTGTATTCCTCCAACAACATTCTATAATATAATTAAGGAGCATACAAGAAATTCTGCTGATGTATTTGATGGATATTTAGATCAACGATTTGGTTTGTTCAATGGAGTACCTGGGGTGTTCTGTCAACATGATAGTAAAGTTTATATTATGAATTTAACTGCAAAACTAAGTAAAGATCAAACATTCACAGTATATGAACTTTCAGCTTTAAAAGACAAAAAAGAACTAGAAAGAATCGCAAGTGAAACACTGAACGGTAACGTCTTTTATACATACAACACAGTAGATACAGATTACTCTGGCAATGCAAAATTTGCAAAGTTAGCAACTACATTGAATCATCTTGTACGACCAAATGATACACTAACTGCCACTATATCTCAGGAATTAAGAAGTGTTGCGAAAGATTATTCACTTGTTTATTTGACTCAATCGACAACTCCAAATTTACATATAGATTCAGCAGTTGATAGAATAAGATACTACAATGAAGACACTGGCTTCAATACAGAAACAGCTATCTTTAATTCCAGATTTTCAAGAACAATTGCTGATTTATCGACAATATCATTAGACATTGAAAGAAATCTTCCAGTGTTGAATTTAATTCAGGTGGGTGAGTGTGTGAAGTTTAAACCTAAGACTGTGGAATATGCTGATTTAGAAGGAAAGTATATTTTATGGAGTTCAGTAATAGAATTTTCAAGAAACGTTGATTGGGAAACTACAGCAAGAATAAATTTAGTTAGAACAAATAAGAAGAATTAGGGGCAAAGCCCCCACTCTTATTATTACCACGTCAGCAAAGAATTGAAATAAAAAATAATTTAACACTACTTGAAACTCCTAATCCGCTCTTCTTCATTTTTTCTCCTTTTCAAAGTTGATTGTTAAAAAATTCACAATTTCTCTTTCATTAATTAATATATATAGACCGAGATGCCTATCTAAAATTAGAACAAAAATAAAAGGAGCATAGTATGCCAAAACTTGAAGTCAGTGAAATGCATGATATGGCAGATGAGTATATAACAGAATATCTCAAATGCAAAGCGGATTTTGACTACTTCTGCCGTAAGTATATATACATTGAAATTCCTGGCAAGGACGTTCTCCTACAACCATACAAGAAACAGGTTGAACTTGTTAACCTTGTGGAAAAGAAACATTATGTGCTCGTACTCAAGAGTCGACAGATAGGAATCTCTACAATCATCCAGGCATATTCTGCTTGGTTAACGATTTTCTTTGATAATGCAGTTATTGGTATTATTTCAAAGGATGGAAAAGAAGCTACCGACTTTGCTCGTGCAATTAGAGGTATGGTCGAAAAACTTCCGGAATGGATGAAGCCACCGAGAGGCCCCTTGGGAAGAGGTTTCGCAAAGAGAACAGAGCAATCATTTATTCTTACAAATGGAAGTAAAGTATTTGCTTCACCTGTTAATCCCAATGCTCCTGATAAGACGCTTCGTGGTAAGGCCATTACTTTCTTGGTTATTGATGAGGCGGCATTCGTTCATCATATTGATACAGCATGGACTTCACTTGTACCAGCTTTATCAACTAACCAGATGCAAGCTAAAAAAGCACAAGTACCATACGGAACTGTTGTTCTTTCAACTCCAAACAAAACAAATGGAGTTGGTGAATGGTATTTCAGACGATATAGTAAAGCAGTTTCAAGAGATGATATTTTCGAACCATTTGTAATTCATTGGAAAATGATTCCTGAATTAGCAGACGATCCAGAATGGTATGACACCCAATGTAGACTATTTGACCATGATCAACGAAAAATCGCTCAGGAGTTGGAGTTAAAATTCTTACCAACAGAAGGTTCATTTTTTGAAACAGATACTGTTGAACAACTTCAAAATTCTGTTAAAGAACCAACTGAAAGATTAAGACTGTTCAATGGTGAAATGTGGAGATTTAGTAGTCCAGTTCCTCAAAGATATTATATAATGGGAGTTGATACAGCACCAGAACATGGAGAGGATAAATCAGCTGTAACAGTTTGGGATTATGAAACTCTTGAACAGGTCGCTGAATATCAAGGTAAGTGTAAAGTACTTGATTTTGTGAAAGTTGTCAAAGTACTTGCAATACAATACCCAGGAACAATTGTCATAGAATCGAACTCATATGGTAACCAGGTTGTTGAACAATTAAACAACAGTGAATTTTCATATATGGTGTATCAAGAAAGGCGAGGTAAACAAACAGTTCTTCCGGGATTATCGACTAATTCAAAAACAAGACCTTTAATGATTGATGCTTTATATTCATATGTAACACAATACCCAGAATGTATTAAATCTGAAAGATTAGCACTTGAACTAACTGGTCTTGTTACAAAATCAAATGGTAAAGTTGAAGCAGATCATGGATGTCATGACGATTTAGCCTTGGCTACTTCATGTGTTCATTATGTACGAAAATACGATCCACCATTGTTAATTGATACTAAAGAATATTCTTCATTCTCAAATGAAATGGCCGGAATAATAGCCGGAAACTCAGAGCTTTCAAATAATTTCACTAACGAAGGTGTTATGAAACATGTAAAAGAGCGTGTTGGTAGTGGTGAACTGAGTGGATTTGTTGATATACTAAGTTTGTATGACCAACGATAAGGAGATGTTAAATATGGATGACCAAACCACGCAGATTTCCGAATTATTTGCTGCACCAAGAGGAGATCTCAAAATAGCAGCGAATTTTGGTGGAGTCAAAATATATACATCCACAGTATTACAACAGAATTTTATAAAAGCAATGGTAAAGACTTCAAGAGTTTCTCCTATCGTACCAACATTAATAAAGCTAATGCAGAAAGGGGAATTTATTCCTTGTTACTTAACTGATAAAATTCTAAAAACAATTCTTAAAAGACAACCTCCTGAGTTTAAAGGATATGCAGGATTAACTCTCGGAAAGTTTATATTAACATTTGTTGACAATGAAACTAACATATTTGGATTTACTTCAAACAACGAACTATCTGTAACAACTTTACACGAACTTATACACAAAGCATCTAATAAAAATCCAAAGTTATTTTATCAAACATTTAAAACAGAATTTACTTTGTTTTATAATTTTTATTGGTCACGAGTTTTTTCGGTTGAAAGAAGTGGGTTGGGTGTTAAAGAAACACAAAATCTAGTAGAATTTATTTATTTTACAACTGAATCAGGAGACCGATCAAACAAAGCATTATCAACTTATTACAGAAAGTTGTTAGAAACTTTCCAGGATATAACAACATTAAATAAAGAAGAGTTAGATAAACTGGTTACCCAATATATCATTCTCATAAAAATTATATGGAAAGCGATGTCTTCAAGTGCTCCAACATTAATTGAAAAAGCAGTTTTCGCAAATCGTTCTATTATTGTTCCTTTATACACAGCTTATAAAACTGCGTTTGGAATAAATGTAAAGAGCATTAAAGAATTATGTTATCAAGAACTTTATGCACCATCTGAAGTTATTTCGCTTCCCGCATTAGTAAAACGTCCAAGTGCAAAAGTATATAAAATGGTTAACACACTGTAAGGAGATACACTAGATGGCAGACAATGAAAACATTAGACCAAGTGCAGATCTGCTAAATGATACAAGTATAAACATGGCAAGCGATAGAGCCCGCCGTATCAGTAGTTTACACAGAACATCTGAAGATCTCGTTCGACAGTCAAATACTAAAAGACTGCAAGTATCAAGTGAGATCAGTGCGATTACGAAGCAACAACAAAAAATGAAGGCAACACTTGAACTTGAACGTGGAGAAATGACAACCGATATAGCTAGTGGCTATAGTGAAGTATTAAAAGGTTTAGGACGTACAATTAATTCTCTTGCAACCGGTGTGAAGAATATAACTATAGACACAGGTAAAGCAACATCTGATGCAATCAGCCAATATGGTAAGGCTGTTGGTGAAGATATAAGTATTAACAAAACCAACACTATAGCAATGGCCCTGTCAAGATCAACCCCTTTGTTTGGATACTTTGCGGCAAAATTCATGGAGACAGATGTCTTCAAAAATGCAGCCACTGGAATAAAAGATAGAGTTACTGATGCAATGAAAGAGGGTGTGTCAAGAGCTGGAAGTGGTATTGCTAACGTATTCAGACGTGGTAAAGAAAAACTAGATGAAAGCAAGGAAGTACATCCAGCCACAGTGTCCGATTTGGCACAACTCAAAAGAGATATGGCAGGTGAAATGCCAAAGCTTCAAGAGGGTGGTTATGTTAAACAAGGCGGTGTGGTTGAAGTTCATGCTGCTGAAGTTGTAACTCCAATTGATAAACTTCTTAAACAAATTGATGAAGCAAAATCTTCTGATATATCAAGAAAATTAGACAAGACATTGTCTATGATGTCTCAAAGTCTAACAAGATTAGAAACTGTAGTTGTACAACGAGAAGATAGTCAAAAGGGACTTGTACAAACATTCATTCAGGAGTTTATGAATGCTAAAAATACAAGAGAATCAGCATATCAAGAAAGATTGTTAAAAGCTATTCTTGAGTTGAAAGTTGGTCTTATTGGTATGACGTCTAGAATTAGAATTGCATGGCAGAGAACATTGCTTCAGCATCCACTGTTTAGAAATATTTTATTCTTTTCTGATTTAGTTCAAACCGCTATGTTAAGTCCTATTAAATTTCTTTTTGGAGTTAGAGGCGGATATGCTGGAGATGTTAGGGGTGCAACCAGAACAAATAATGTATTCTTAAAAATATCAAATCTGCTGGCAATGACATATACAACTTTAATGCCAAAGCTTGATGATATTGCTTTATATACAAAGGCTACCGCCGAGGGAATTGTTGGTGGGCCTGTTGAAGGAGCAACACAACAAGGATACACAATGTTCGGCAAAATAAAAGAGATGCTAACCACAAGATCAATTCAATCGCCCGGTGAAAAAATATTTGATATGCTGATTGATAGGCTTGGTCTTGACCGTGGTGCAATGGAAGAAGCTGGAATTACAGGAATTGGTGGGTTTGCTCATCCTGGTCGTATTATGAGAAACATGGGAGCATCAGGAGAGAATCTTAGAGCAACTGCGTTTGGTGAAAGTAGGGATAGAAGACCTGAAGATAATCCTATTTATAAAGTATACGCTTATTCAAGAGATAAAGCTGAAAACGTTTGGCATTATATGTCAAACAAACTTAGTGAATTGTCAAACATGAAAAGGGATCAAGAAGACAGAGAGGGTCCTCATTCGCCAAGTATGGCAGAGAACATTGCAAAGACAGCAGGGCTTACTGAAGATAGATTAGAGGATGCTAAAAATTCTGATGAGCAGGCAAACAAAATTCGTAAATCCCAACTTGGTTTAACCAAAAGAATGGGAAAACGATTAAGAAAAATGGGAAGTCAGATTTGGGATTGGCTCCTATTTGGTTTTACTTTTCTTAAAGACATGTTCTTTAAAGGAATAGGAACATTAAAAACATTCTTACAACCATTGATTACAGCAGCTCTAACTGCTGGTGGAGCAGCCTTATCTAAAATAGGCGGAGTCGGAGGATTGGCAGGAGGTATGAGTCTCGCTGCTGGTGTTGCGATGGGTGTTTATGATGGTATGCGGGCTGTTGCATTATCAGATGAATGGAAAACCAGTAAAGCTTCAGCAGCAGTAGGAGGATTCCTCGGAGGTACTGATAAGGGAGTATCTGGTGCTGCTAAAGGTGCTTTAAAAGGTGGACTGATTGGAGCAGGTATTGGTTCATTCTTCCCAGTTGTCGGTACAGCAATTGGTGGCGCAATCGGTGCAATTGCTGGTGGTATTCTTGGATTTATTGGTGGTGAGAATATTGCTTCAGGAATTGATGCTTTAGCAGGATATCTTAAAAAGTTTATCATGGCAGCTTGGGGTATTATCAAGTGGCCGTTTGAAATGATAGGAAAAGGATTCACTTGGTTGAAAGAGAATCTAACTTGGGAAAATATTAAAGCCTGGGCAATTACAGGATGGGATACGTATTGGTCATTCATTACATGGCCATACAAAAAAGCAAAGGAAGGAATTGACTGGGTTTATAAGAAAGCCAAAGAATTCCTTACAACGGGATGGTTGGGTGAAAATTTAGATACAATAACTTCATTCATTACATGGCCATATAGAAAAATTAAAGAATTGTGGACATCAGTAAAAGAGTTTTTTACATCTGATGAGCCTCTTTCGGTTAAAGCACAAAAAGTAATTGATTTTGTTACATGGCCAGTAAGAAAGATATTGGAAGTTAAAGATTGGGTTATGGAAAAAATCTCATCGCTATTATCAGATACTTGGTTAGGTCAAAAGGTACAGAAAGTGATTGATTTTGTTACATGGCCATATAGAAAAATTAAAGAATTAAGTCAATCAGTAAAAGACTTTTTTACATCTGATGAACCTCTTTCGGTTAAAGTACAGAAAATAACTGATTTTATTACATGGCCAATGCGAAAAATAATGGAACTAAAAGATTGGGCAAAAAATAAAATTAAATCATTCTTTTCAGGTAAATGGTTAGATGGGGAATCATCAAAAATTTCTTCGTTTATTTCATGGCCAATGAGAAAGATAACAGAATTAAAAGATGCCGCAATGGACTGGATTGATAAAAAATTTGGTGCTGGTACTAGTGAAAAAGCAATGAAAACAGTAACAGATATACTTACAGCTCCATATGATTCTTTAATGAATGTATTTAGCTGGTTCGGAAATCTCTTTGATAAGATTAAAGAATGGGCAGCAAATAAAATCAAAAAATCATGGCTTGGGAGATTCTTCAGTGATGATGAAATTGATGAAAAACCGAAACCAGTATCATCAGCGTCAAATGCAATTCCATTTGAAGTATACGGTACCCATAGTGGAAAGAAAGAGTCGATGGCAAAAGCTATATCAACACTATCTGAAACTGATATAATTCCATCCGAAGTATATGGTACACATGCTCCAAAAGAAGCTGCTACTAAAAAGTCAGACGCTGCAATGAAAAAAATGACAGCAGAAGCACAAGCCAGAGCAATTGAAAATGAAAAAGAAATGGCAGCAGTAGAAGCATTTGAGAAAATAGGAAATAAACTTCAATCATCTCATAATCAAACAACAGCTGCTGTAATACAAAATACAAATGTAATATCTTCATCAAACAAGAACAGTATAGTTAATGGTGGAGGCGGAAGCGGAAGCGGAGGAAGAAAATCATTTTCTTCTGGTCCTAATTTTGCAGGTGATGTAGTAGCATGCAACATCAAGTAAGGAGATAAAAAATGGCACAAAAAATAAACCTAGATCCCTTTATGGGGGTGTATGGGTTACCTCCGTCTACATGGCTAAGCGATGATATGATTGTTAATAGTATGCCAGTGTTTGACATTATACCTGCTAAACCCGAGTTTTCAGAAGGCTTGAACTTATTTAGAGTAGAAGATGATTCAGAAAGGTATTTAAAAATTCTTGCTACTCATGGTTATACAACAGCAATCCCAATTCGTGTAGCATTCTTAGCAGACAACTTTCCTACTGATTCATTTACAAATGACTACGGAGAGACATTCCTTCAAAAATTTACAGATGTTGCATCACAAGGTATGTCACAGCTTGCTCAAATGACAGGATCACAAACAGGAACAGAAGCACTACGAAATATAGGTGGTTCTCTTTCTGATCTTGGTGAAGATATGGGGGGAATGATGGGCGGCGCACTAAGCGGTGTTGGTGGTGCAGCATCAGGAGCTGGTAGTGGAATAGAAAAATTACTTCGTAGAATGGAAAGTAATGATGCTGGCGGAGTAACTAATGTTATGGGTGGAGGAGTTCAACTTATCAACAAAATGGTTGCTGGACATAGAGTAGACTTTCCACAAGTCTGGAGAAACAGCGGATTTTCTCCATCATACACAGCAACTGTAAGATTATACAACCCAAATCCATCAAGTGATAAAGCAACGGAACAATATATAATTGGTCCTCTTGCTGTACTATTGGCTTTAGCCCTTCCAACATCAGATGATGGAAAAACATATAATTGGCCATTCTTTCATAAAATAAAGTCGCCAGGAATTTATGGTTTGGATCCAGCAGTTATTACAAATATGACTGTGGTTAAGGGTGGGGATCAACAACAAATTGCATATAATCAAAGACTTGGTATGGTGGATGTAAGAATTGACTTTACAAGTTTGTATAATACTTTGCTTGCTGAGGAAGGAACAGGAAACATTACAAACAGACCCACATTGAAAAGTTATCTTAAAGCAATGAAGGATATAGATCCTTCTCTATCAAGAAATAGACAAGTAATGAGAGCCGGAATAGGCCCTCGTGCCGGAGTACAACCAGGTGGGACGAGATTTAGTTCTAGAACTGGAAGCGAGGATTCATCAAGTGTAGCAAGAAGAAATTTAATTGCAAAAAATGAAGCAGCAAGACAAAGACAGGCTCCAAAGATAACAGAAGTTCTTGCGCGTACTAGAGTTCCTGTTGCAATTACTAATCAACAAAGAACCTTAGTAATAGATTCTGATCGAACCTTCATTGAGATTAATCCTGATGTTATTGTTTAACAAACAGTATTTTTCAATACCATAGTCAAATAGTAGGCGAGATATAAATTAATAAGGAATTGAGTTTGGCTTGTTTGACTTGTATATTTCTTTTTATAATCTATTTCATCGAGAATGTTCATTAGGAGAACATTGATTTGTTGTTTAAAATAAATTTTCATTCTTGTTCTTTTAATGGACATCAATTGTCTAACGTAGGACTCGTATTTGCTTCCACAGAGAGACTTAGCATCTGTTAAATCCCTCATATACATTCTATAAATAACTCTTAAATTATCTGAGTATTTGGTGTTATTTAACTTCGATACGATTTGAGTCGCAAGTGACGCATTGATTTTTGCAAGACGTCTGGCATCTTCTTGTGATTTACGATCGACGAATCTATAAACTGTTATTTTCTTTGTTATAGTATCTGCAAGAGTAATTCCTTTATCAGCTGCTTTTATCTGATAAACATTTTCATCATCCTCAGATGGTTCAACATCACTTCTTATACCAGTTCCTTCTTCAGTTGCTTTATAATATGTTTGCGCAAAACTTTTCATACTCTGAGAAACTCTGGTTCTGCTATCCTGCATAAACTTTGAAATATCATCAAGATCCCCACCACGAATACCTTTAGTCCATCGTCTAACCATCTCAGATGCAAGATAAAAAATAGCATTTGAAATTGTTTTCTCTCTGGCAAATAAATGGGTTTTAGTTAAAACTTCTAATGCATATTTAAAAGCTTCTTCGTTACAAAACTTAAATGATTTATGCATTAGATTTGCATAATGTCTAATCATAAAGAAAACCATCATATATCTGTATGCAGTTTTATCTCCCTTTTTTAGAAAATACTGCATAAGAAGAACATAAAAATTTGCAATAGCATTGCTTTGTGTTGCAAATTTAGCTTCTTTCCTTCCCTTCCAACGTCTTTTAGCAAATTCTCTTATATCCTTTTCTTCAAGACCTGTCAATTTTAGAAATGAATATAAATCCTTTTTGACTTCCGGATAGTAACATGGTTCAGATAGAGAACTTAAATTTTTAGCAACGGTTCTTGTCAAATGGCTCTTTAATTGTGAGTCATTGATTTTTGCTTTAGCAAGTAACTGATCCATATATTATACCACCCTAACTGTAATAGTATCTTCTGTAAAATAAACATACTCCGGTCCATATCTTAATAGTTGATCTTCGGTTAATTCTAATAATTTAAAATTAAAGAATATACTTGTTTCAGGTTTTCTTAATCTACAATGGTTTACTCCTTCAACATCCTGAACAACATCAATGATTTCAGATCTATAAATTTCTGCTGCAGTTCCAAACCTATCTTGGAATGCCTCAAGAAGTGCAAGTCTAACAGTATTTTGTAATGAGGATAAAGTTCCACTAAATGATGAATCCCTAAACACCTCAACTTCAATTTGAAGAGGAATGTTATAAAGAGGCATTGGAATCCACCCACCTTCCGAATAAATATAATTTTCTCCCTCGCTT